CGCATGACAGCCAGCCATGCGCTGACGCGCATGCGCGCATGACAGCCAGCCATGCGCTGACGCGCATGCGCGCATACCCACCCATGCACCCATGTACATGGGTGCATGGGTGGTGGTGGTGGCGGGGTGGGGTGGGGGTGGCGGAGCCTACTATGGTATAGCGCGACCGAATTTTTTTACAGTCAAGGTGACTATTTTAGGCTAAACAACTTGTATTGGGTAAAACAGCCTATATATTAAGTATGTCGCAACACCAACACACAAAACAGAGTGATTTGATGAACCTAGTATTACTGATCACGGCGCTTCTTTGCGGAGCTCCGTCAGACCAGCAACCAGAAGAGCCTAAGGTAGAAGTACCTCCGCCAGTGATTGAGCTGATACCTATCTGTATTCCTTCGAAAGGAGTAATACTGTATAAGCTGTGATCGAACCGGAGCCATGGCCTAAGTAAAATCATCTCTGGTCACTTAGGCCATGGCTGCTGATAGGCATCCCTAGGGGTGTGTCTAGTGGCCTAACCAGTGGTAGATGATCTCTCATGCTGAATTAGGTGACTCTAGTGACATCTCGCGAGGGTCAAATAGCCCCGCCACACGCGCGGGACCGTACCAAAAGCGAGAGTACCTGCCTAGCAGACAGTAAGGCCTAATCTTGGATATTGATAAGAAACACTGCATAAGATCTCATAGTTATTGTCACAAGCGCCAAAGAAGTGTAGACCTATTCAATCAGTATATCAGTTCAAGTAGATCAGGTAAGGTGTAGCGTATCACGTGTATCATCATTCTTTAGAATCTGTACTCGTAGAATTATTCATTCTTCATCAAGAATCGTTTGCGAAGTTAGGTAGTGTCATTATAGGTAATCATCAGTCAGTCACGAAACTAGAGACCATTATGAACCGCCACATCATCCCCGCGCATAGGTGGGTATGCACCTATGCGTACCAGTACATGGGGGGTGAGTATGCGCCCATGCGCATGGGTGTGGGGTATGCACCCATGCGCATGGGTGTGGCGGGGGGTGTGGCGGGGGGTGTGGGTGTAGAAGCCTACTATGGTATAGCGCGACCGAATTTTTTTACAGTCAGGTGACTTTTTAGTGAAAACTGCCTCCTACGGTTTTCTAACCCCCCTCCAAGAAAACTAGGACCGTAGAAGACAGAAAGTGGTTAGCTGACTGATACTTTTCCAGCGGCTACGGCGGCCAGGTTATCACCAATCTGATCGGAAGCGATTGTATGTGTGTGGCGGCGGGGATTACCAGTAGCACCACCACCTTCTCCTTCTGTGAACAAATATGGTACCGACTCTACAAGCCCTTTCGACCAAGATTCAATTGTCACGAAGTCACCTGTGTCATCACGAAGAGAGTCTCCGTTTTGATCTTGTGCGATAGGAGCACTCGTATCGAAGTTGATGCTGAAGACACCAGCCGCTCGGTGCATAACATCTTCGAAGGCTTCTTCGCTAACAAGTTTGCCCACCTTGCCTAGTTGTTGACGAACATGCTTTCTTAGAAGATGGTCTCCAAGAGATTTCTGATGAGTCTGACACTCAGCTCTTGCCGCGTCTCGTGCTGATTCAATGTCAGCAATTTGACGAAGGTAGACGTCTTTCTGTTTTTGCAGTTTGTCAGCTAAGACTTCTTCCATCTTTCCTTCAGAAATGAGTTTCTTTTGATGTAGAGCATCAAGTTCATTCTGAGCAGCGAGAGCAGACTTGAGCTCTTCTGGATCAAGTGATTGTGGATCAATGCCTGCGGCTCGTAGAGATTTGGTTAGAGCCTCTTTCTCTGAAAAGAGAACTCTGTTGTTTTTCCTGAATTCGTCAAGAGTCTTGCTTGTAGAACCATCTGTGTCTAGGTAATACACGTCCCCATCTTGGGTGTAGCAGTCTTTGTAGTGGTCAGGAAGGTCGCTGTAAGAATCAGATGTAAGCTTCTCTTTGAGTTTCATTCTAGGTCTCTGTGAGGGGGTTTTTAAGTACTGTCATCTATATATACCTATCTGAGTTATTCTTAGGCCTTAATTCTCATGAGGCGTAAATCTTTAGCCTTGATTCTCCCGTTAGTGAGTTCTCGGATGCCTTTGGTAAATCGTAGGTTTTCGTGTTCATAAAGTTTTCTCTCGTGATTGGTGAACTAGGCATTGTTTAGATTCCATGATTTTTCTCATAGTGCTCACATTTGATTCTAGAATCACGTTACATAGACCAGAAGCCACTAAGACCGGCACAAAAGGGAACATAACCACAGCCACCACTACTTTTTCAATCAATCCAGGAGGTGCGTCAGGGTTGTTTATTCTGAGCTTCTGCCTAGTAAAGGCTCCCCAGAAGTAGAGCCAAATCGTAGAAATTAAGAACCAAGTTGTCATTTAGATTACCATCTATTTTTCGTTGAAAGTTGTTACTGTATACGAACTGAATACACCAAGCAATCTTTTACAGCTATCTCAGCTTTGACAACTCAGACACTGTCAAAGTACGGCCTGTGTTGTCAATTAGCTGAGATAGCTTAATCTTACCACTTCTCCACAAATCAGCACGGGCTTTTCCCAGAGCCTTATTCTGCCTAGCCTCTGATTGAGTCTTAAGCCAGCCTGAAAAAGTGAGTGTGTCAGGAACCTGACCGTCAATAGAGGCTCGAGTCCCCGGAGGGAGTTCAAGGATTTTTCCTTCAAGATCTCTGAAATGCTTCACAATAGGAAGAAGGACTGTTCTGCAATTGAAATGCCATGGTGGTGGTCCGGGGAAGTCTTCTTGGTTAGGCGATTCTGCGAGTGCTTTACCATCCATATCCCACACTGCTCCGTCTCTAGCAATGCAGATAGGCGTGGTACGCGTATCGAGAGTAGCCATAGCCTTGAGCCCTCTGAGGAGGTCACGATTCTCTTCGTACACAGAAGCCAGCACGGCATTAGACACGGTTTGGACGGAAGTCCTCACTAGCGTTTCCGCCTCACGTTTAGAAACGTCAAGAATGCCGCCTTTGTACTCACGAACCCTTTTGCGAACGCCACCTTGTGTCACGTTCAAGAACTTGCCTGCAGTTGTACCACGAACACGACCGACGATTTGACTCATAGTCTCACCCTGTGCCATGCCTATTCGAACCTGCCTTTTGAACCGATCTTGAATCGATCGCTTTTGAATAGACCACCACTCAGCAGACGGGGCTCCTTCAATCAGGGTATCTGTCGCTAAGACTTTGAGATCTGCTAAACTCAGTGACGTGTTGAAACTTGAAAAAACCTGTAGGCCTAGTATCAGTTTTCTAGTATCCTCTACTGAGAATTCAGCTATCTCAGAAAGAACCCTTGTATGGATACTTGAGACCTTAGTGTACGTCTCCGATATAGACTTGTTGGCAGACTTCAAGAGTTCTTTGAACCTCGCTGACTGGTGATCAGACAACTCAGCTTTGAGGATCTGTAATCTTAAATCAGCAGCAAGCAAGACAAGAAGAGCGACTATGCGACCTCGGAGCTCGTTTTCAACGCTGACTAGCTCGACAGCCTGATCGACTAATAAGTCTTGAATTTCATCGTTCAAGCCCATCAATCGACCTCAACTTCAACCTCACGAGAAGCTGATTCTGTCAAGATATTTGCCCTGACAATTTCTTTTTCTACTCTAGGATGAAAGATCTCACCACGTTGCAGATTGAAGAAAAGCGTATCCCAATCAATCCCACCCCCAAGGTAGACTTTCATCAGGGCATCCATTTCAGATGGCATCATCCGTGTAGAATCAAAATCTGCATTCATCTCTACTTGAACGGGATCACCACCTACCCAGTCTGAATAGTAGCTCAAAGCTGTAGTGGCTGCGGCTCCTATCTTAAGACTGAGCTTCGCAAGAACCGATTTCTCACCTGAATGCCTCATTCTGACTGTTTCAGCAGCTTCTACTCCATTTGGTGGAGCCTCAAGTAGTCTCGCACCTAGTGACGCCATCAGTTCTTCTTTATGGGCAAGGCCTTTTGATATTTCGTTCAGTCCTGCACCAGTGAACTCAAGGTAACCACATGACGCTTGAGGATCATCAGTCACCCATGCTGAGGTTGAGCCTAAACTCAAGTCACCGTCAATCCCAAAGCCTGCGGCCCATGGGGTAGGCAACGCTGTGAAATGCCGGCCTAGCTCAAGGTCAGCGCATGACATGTAATGTGCGTGGTTGACGACACACATATCATAGATTGGCGGTTTTTCAATCTCAAGGTCGGTGACATTGATGATCTCAATCGGAATATAATCAAAGTCGCGTCCTCCTTTCCGTTTCGGGATGACTTGGTCTGTCTGTACCCAGTTTGATTTCCCAGAAGAACTATTGAGCTCTTCGTAGGTAGTCATATGGTATTTCCCATCAATTAACTCAAGAACGCGGATGATCGGGATTCTTGTGTGGGTGAACTTATCGTCAGAATCTAGTCTAGATTCACTGAGTACCACGAAACTTAATTTCGGGCGTCCTTTGATGATTTCGTATCCCCAGTTGATTATGCTCTCTGCCGTGTATAGAGCTACCCACGGCTCGGAACCAGCAGAGTCAACAAGAAGTGCTACACGACCAACTGTCACCATTTCATTAGCCATTCTTTCGAGCAAGGTGAAGATGCTCTCACTGTTGGCACCCACTATGGTCTCTGGGTCTAATCCTTCAATTTTCGGCCTCTTTGATAAAATTGACCCCACCACAGCTACCCTAGTTCGTGATGCTCCCGCATGAAAAAGAGCTCTTAGAAGGTAGTTTTCGTATTCGCTATCAGTTTGTCCAAGTAGTCTGGGCAAATAGAGAGACCCTTTCCTCTTTACAATCCGATCACCTTCAACAAAATCACGGCAAAAGACCCATTGGTCTATGTGTTCGAGATAATCTGGGTGTTTGGTGGCGATCTTTCTTGCGAAGTCAATATTGTCTTCAGACATAAATCAGTGTCCTGTGACTCTAAGTTTCTGAGTTGGTGGTCTGTCTACTGGAAACAGATAAGCGATAGGGTACGAGAAGGCGTCTAGAAGATGTGAGAGTTTTTCTTGCTTGTCCATTAACTCGTGTGAGTAGAGGTTGAGGTACTTTGCGAGCTTCGTGCAATTCGGAGACAGAGTTAGATTGTTCTCTCCTAGAATTGACTGGAACCTAGTGTTCACAGCGTTATACCTGTCTTTTCGCTTAGGGTTTGAGTTCCTGGCGAGCAAATCATACCCGGCTTTACGAATGAACCAGTGGTCAGAGCGACCTGTTGGTGTTGATGTCCTTCTTGATGATCCCGTAGCGTCAGGGTAGATAGTGGTACAGTCAGGGTGCTCTTCGCGGAGGACCTGACACGCATATTCTGTGTCAGCATTCGGAAGCTCGAACTCGTCGATGACGTGAACATGATTACCCGCCCGCCAGAAAACTACCATAGACATTGGATTGACATTGAAGTCCATACCACACCCTAGTATCGCTGACGGAGGCATTTCAAGATCACAAATCATATCCGTGTTGAACTGGTAATACACCAGCCCCGAAGCAAGGTTGACGAAGCCACCACCGATGAAAGCTTCTCCAGCCTTGTCAGTGAAAGCTGATTGAAGTCTTGTGACATAATCCGCACCTAGGGCTTTATTTTCTTGAGTGCCAGCTTGGATCCATGAGACGTCATACGAATCTTTCTTGTCTCCTACGCACAAGTCATATCCCCAATTCAATTGCTCAGGTGTACCCGTCAGTATGATTTCTTTCTTGATCGCCAGAGGGTGCCTCGCACGAGCGATCATCTGAGTGAAAACTTCTTCTTCTTGTATGAAGGGTTCATCAATCCAAATGGCTGCGAGGTTCGGCCCTTTCAGCGTCTGTGGCCTCTCACCTGAGTAGATAAGAATGGTTGCGTCACGACCTCGGTACTTGATATGAAAGCGGCTAGTTGACTTGTTGAACCTCCATGAGAATGATCTCCCAAGTATATGCCTTTTTCCTTCAAGGAGGTCTTCAACAGTGGCTATGGTCGTGTCCCGAGCCATGCCGTAAGTCGGTGATACCGCAGCTACAGGGCAGGGCGCGTTTTCAAGAGCTAGTGATATGATTCTTTTCGACCCAACGAGAGTCTTTCCTGAACCATATCCACCAACTAGAGCTTTGATGAAGGTATTGAGCTTCCAGAAAGCCATCTGATGTTCCCAGAAACCGCCCGAAACAAGAGTGTCTTCTTCAAATTCTGGTTGCTCCATTCTCCAAAACGAAGTACTTTCTGCGGTTACGAGCGGTTTTTTAACAAGAGACAACTGCTTCCGGTAGCTGTCAATCATAAGAATCTATCATCAGGATTGAAGTCTTCTTCACCAGTTGAGTCAACACTTTCTTTGCCCCACGTAGAACGTGAACGCCTTTCAAGAATCTTGTATTGTCTAAACCAGTCCGCATTCTTTTTGTCATGGAGATCATCACCTAGAGAAATCTTGTACGATGCTATAGCACGCCTCATTTTCGTAATGAAAAAAGCGTAAATACTATCGTCAACGCTGATGTTCCCGTTGAGATGTAGTGTTCCCTTGTGGTTCCAGTCGAAAAATAAATGTGAGCTGATCTCTAAGTAATCTAAAACGACGTCTAACGTGTGCCCTTTCTCAAGTAGATTACTAATTTCAGACACAAGTGCTTTTGTCAGCCTTTCGCTATCTGGAGGACCGTCAATTTCTAAGACTTCTCTTTTCATGTCTCGACCTTAATATAGTTCTCGTCTTAGAAACTATACGCAAAATACCAAAGAACACAAATAAATCTAAGAAATCTTCAACCTTGCACCTGTGTTTTGGGTGATCCTTGATCCAGATGATGTCTTTGATACTACCACTGAATCAGTGCAATCAATTGATCCGAGGCCACGGTGCTCAACTACCCAAACCTCTACGCCTTCACGGCCACGCTGGTGAAGAAACTCGTACAGCTCTGACACTCCGTCTTCATCGAGACGTACTGTCGGCTCATCCCAGATCTCAAAGTCAAATTTCAAGCCAAGGTGGTGTTTCACTTGATCTGAAAAACCAACTGACACCGCTAGACGTAACCGCTGCGATTCACCGCCGCTCCAACACTCCCAAGGTACAAGAGTGTCATTAGAAGGTGATATCACTTCGATGAATATTCCTTTCTTGACACCTCCTGTTGAATTAGGCTGCTCAGTCGTAAGCCTGAACTCCCATCCTTCTAATCCCATTTCATTCAGAGCACAATTGGCTGATATCTGTAGACTATGGCACGCTGATTTAATGGCAAAGAATCTCAAATCTTTGAAGTAATCTACCGCTTCGGAAGTGACTGCGTACTCTGATTCTAGAGCACTAGCTTTTTCATCAAAGGCCGTTTTCAGGGAGTTTGAGATTTCGATTGACGAGTTGATCTTGTCAATCTCACCTTGAATAATCTTGGTGTGCGCTTTTTTCCCCTCATATTCTACTTTTTTTTCTGACCAGGTGCGATGCTCAGAAATGGTTTTGTCATGAGCTTCTTTCTCAGCTATTAGTGGTCCCAGCTTGGCTTCATTGAAATCAAGTTCTTTCTCTAATGACTTAATCGCCGTCTCTAAGGTTTCAATGGTATTGGTTAAGGCTTTCTCGCATTCATGAGAATTTTCATAGGGACGTTTACAGGTAGGGCAATTAGAAGGACGTTTACGGCTTTTCTCAATTTTTATTTGTCTGTGGTTTTTAGATATTGTGGCTCGAGCTTGAGAGCAAATTGCTCTGGTTTTGTGCAGCTCGTCATCATCATCAGTGTCCCAGTACACGACACTGGGTTCTGGTCCAATGTCGGCATCGGTGGCTTGATTGACTTGAACTTCTAAATTCTTCTTAACTTCTTCGTAAGACTCAGCTCGTGCTGATTCTCTATCTGAAGAGTTTAGCGTGTCACCAATCTTAATTTTCAGAAGGTTCTTTTGTTTCTTTGATTCTTCATAACATTTATCCCAAACATCAAGACCAACTATAGTCGATATCATTGACAGCCTTTCAGCTGGTTTGAGATCAAGGAAACACAAACTGAACTGGCTTCTATAGAATGCTGAGACCCACACTTCGAACCCAAAACCTAGGAGCGCTTCTATCTCGTCTTGTGTAGCTTTCAACGGATCACTGAAGGCTCTAGTTATTACAATCGAGTTCGGGTTCTGCGTTCTTCTAATACTAATGGCCTCACGATCGACCTCAATGTCTACAGTCACGATAGTTACATTTTCATCGCAACGATTGACAATCGCTTTAGATTTTAGTCCTCTAGAAGTTCGACCGAATAAGCACCACGTAAGAGCTTCCCAGATAGTGCTCTTACCAGCCCCGTTAGCACCGATAGCTTCGTCTACTTCATTTCTGCCCGTGACTAAATTGACGCCACCTTTTCCTGAGAAAGTGATTTCTTGTTCTGATTGATAAGACCCGAAACCTTGGATTTTTAGAACTTTAGGTTTAATGTCCATTCAGCTTTCCACTAAGAACTGATTTGGCGAAAGATTTGCAGGCTTCGCTGTAGTCCCGAAATTCGTTAAAAGCTGTCATGAGATCAGTAGGGCTGGTACCAGTAATTTTCTGATCTATTGCGTCGGTCTGGATGATTCTAAGTTGAAGAGACCTAAGGTTAATCTCGAGTGAATCACAGACTTGTTTAATGCTTTGAGAATAAGTTTTCCAGAAATGTGCTTGTGGCTGCGTTATCTCTACAGTGATAAAAGCCATGTCTCCCTCATATGTCTCATTTTCAAGAAGCGTCATCAGTTCATCTTGATCTAGGTAGCCCCTAATTCGTATTGATGGTTTTCTTACCATCATTCTAGAAACAGATTTTATAGAATCACCATCGTAGACTATAACACGAGGTTCAAAGCAATCACCAGCTCTGAGAGGGTGGGGTGCTCCTGTGTAGTAGACGCCTTTTGCTATCTCTTGAGGAGGGTGTATATCGCCACCAATAGAAGCCACCGTAGGCGCTGCGTTTATTAGAGCCTTAGGTGAAGCTGAGCCTTCTATCTCTATACCATTATTTGTCAAAGCCCCATTCAAAGGCTGGTGGAAGATGATGAAGTCATATCCTTTTTTTATCCATTTTCTGCTATATGAGGTCCAAGAGTCAGTGTGAGGAAGAATAAGAAATTTCTTCCCGGCAATTATTTTCTCTGTTGGTTCACTGTAGAAAGTTATTCTGGGATAGCCGCCTAAAAACTCAAAGAATGGCTGGTCAGCTACTGTATAATCATGGTTGCCTTTGAGTATGTGTATCTTAACTTGTTCAAGAGAGATTAGGTTTTCTACAAAGAGATTGACTAGATCGCTGCGGTGACTATCTTTAGCGTCCGTAAGGTCACCGAGAATAAAAAGGTGTCTAATCTTGAGAGCAGATATTCTAGCTGCGAGCCATGTGAACAATTCCCATCTATAACCCTCAGAGGCTTTTGAAGTGAGGTGAATGTCTGCTGTGAAAAGAAACACTACTTAACCATTTCTTCGGGGTCAAGAAGAAGTATGTCTTCGAACTTGAAGACAGTCATGTCATACTCTGGAAATTCAGCGCAAACTCTAATAAGAGGATTCACAGTGACAATCTTTTCAGAACCAGCTATATCTGTCATCACAAGGATTGGCTGTCTGTTCTGCTTCGCTATGAGTAAAGGTATCCTCAGAGGGTCTTCAGCCCTGACTTTTTCCCAGGCTTTCAGAAGATCAGTCTTTTCTTTACCGTAAACAATTCTAGCGAGACCTAAATCTTTCCAGGTCTTGCACTCTACGATAAAGAGTTTAATGAATGGTTCGCCTTCTGGGTCTATAGCAGTGACGTCGCCACCCGAACCCGCGAACTCAGAAGCGTTGCCACGTCTCGTAGCAAGGGTAGCTCGGCCTCCTGACATAGCTGATCTCCAGAAAAGATCACGGCGCCTCATAGATGACTGCCATAAAGACAGCTTCTCACATACGAGACGTTCGAAAGCAGCTCCTTTTTCGTTCGAATTTTTCAATTAAAGGGTCTCTCTGGAATTTGGTGGGTTATATTTGCACCTTTCTGGCTCAAAGCATGACTCTATCTCAGTCCATACTTTTTGACATTTTTCTATATAAGTATTGAGCAGATCAAAGTACTCGTCATCACCCAGTGTATTTAACTTTTTCTTCACCGCCGTCGCTTCCGCCTTTGTCATGGTATCATTGCCCACAAACCATTCAAGGATTGAGGCTATGTTATCTACTCCATATCCAAATCGTATGAGCTGATCAATCTCACGGAATGGAGGTCCAGTCTTGTTTTTTTCAACTTTTGCTCTAGACCAAACACCAACTTTTCTTGTGACTTTTTTAATTGTCTTTTCAACCATCTTTTTCTTCGCAAGCCATACCACTTGTGACGCGTAGAAGTCAAGAGCTTTTCCTCCACTTCGTGTATGCTTTGCACCAAAAGTCACGCCGATGTTATCTCGTACTTGAGAGATCACCATCAGTGTGACATACTTAGATGACACCGCATTGTATCGTCTAAAGAACTGGCTTAGAAGCTTAGCCTTAGCGGCACCATAACTCGCGGCCCCGAAATCTGATTTGAGTTCAGCTTCGTCACTAAAAGAATCAAGAGAATCAATTACCACTAGGGTTTTACGGTCTATTGAAGATACTTCAGCGGCGATTCCTTCGATAGTGTAAATATCCTCAGGAAAAGTTATCTTTGAAGTTGGTAGCCCGACAGATTCAGCGTAGCTTTGGTCGAAAGCGGCTTCGCCTTCGATGTATTTAATGTCGTATCCAAATTTTAGAGCGTAGTTCGCACAACCTTCAATGGCAAGAAGGGTTTTTCCTGTTGAGCGATCGCCAACAATATTGATCACTCGCCCCTCGGCCCAGCCCCCTCCCAGGGCTAGGTCGAGAAGAGTTGATCCAGAAGAGAATCTTTCAACTGGCTTGAGATCAGCGCGGTGAAGAGTCACTTGTTTCTGCGCTCACGAAGAATCTCACGAGCTGACTTTCGGCCCTCAGGTTTAGTTTCTGATGGTCGTGTACGACGGCGGCGAGGGCGGTCTTCGGGCTCGTCTTCTTCCTCTTCAGGCTCAGGATTCGAAGGAGCTGAACGGCGGCGTGGGCGCTCCTCGGGCTCGTCTTCTTCATGAGTGTTTTCTTGTTGATTCTGAAGAGGCTTCTTTCTTGTAGGAGAGTGATCATCATCTTCTTCAGTACTGACATCAGGAGCAGCGTCAAAGACAGCTTTGATGTATTCGTAAGAGTACTCGATCACAGAATCTGGAATGGGGTTATCAACCAAGAAATCTAAAAGATTACTGAGGTCGTCATCATCGTCAAGAAGTGGTGAGCTATACCTGTCAATCTTGACACCAGTGTACCTGGTGTTCAGCCCTTTTCCGTCTCTTGAAAACTCGACGTCGTACCCATCATAAGGGTCGTCAATAGCGAGGGTCTCATGAGTTTTTCGGCAAAAAGACTGTTGAAGAATCTCTCGATCCAAAGTCTGTGGTCCAGGATACAACTGAGCACCTTCACCGGGGTTGTCACGGTCAATCACCCACAAGAGCACTCGCTTGTATGGTGACAGCTTCTTGGCGTACTCAGAATCACCGGCTCGCCGTGCTGCGATCTCTTCTTCGCAACAAGGACATTTCTTTCTGAACAAGAGTTTGAGACAGGGGTACGTCGCTTCGTCCGGGCCTACATTTGAATGCAGCCACACATCAAAACCGAAGTGCTCTGCATCCTCCCAAGTCGGAGGGCAGATTCTGATGGCGTTTGTCCCCTCTTTCGGCTTCCAGACTTTGATGTCGTCACGGTAGGTGCTGTCGAAGCGGCCCCCACCTGAGCTGCGACGTTTCGTGGCGGCTTCTGAGGATCTCTTGGTGTAGCTGAACTTCTTCTTAGGCATTGATTATCTCCTTGTTTTCTTGGGCTCTGATTGCTCGAATTTTTCCGCGTGTCCAATTATACCCTAGCTCTTCGGTTAAGGTAAGAGTGGTTTTGTAAGCGATTCTGGCGGCATGAACGACACAACATATGGTTCCTGTCAAGGCCACTGTTAAGATTATGAATGTTTGTAGTGACAGTTCCATCAGATCTTACTCGCTGATTTTGAAGGAAAGTAGTCTGCTGAATACAAATCGCAGAGGCTTTTGAGGCTATGTGACCTCTGTGTCCAAGCGTCTCTCAAGTTTTGCCAGTCTTGTACTACACGACTCATTTCTCGATGGACGTTCTGAGCTTCAATAACTCGTTGAGATTGTTTGACACATTCGAGAACGGCGCTTTCAGTCGGCTTTTTTCCGCTCTCTTCATGAAGAAGGTTACGAAACCGAGTACCTTCCGAAGACTCAAGAATTTTAACTTGATCTTTTAGCTTGTCACGCTCTTCCATAGCTTGAGCAAGCTTAGACGAAATCTGCATATAATAATGAGATTGCTCAATTAGCTCTTGGTCAAGCTGGTCTCGGTCAATGATTAAAAGCTCAGACAAACTATCAAAATTTTCTCTATTCTCCATAAAGAACCCTCCCTAAATCTCTGATTACATATTCAATTGATGACCCTGACGGGTACGGATCACTGAAAGCCTCAAGAACTGAGAGGGCAAAGCTAGGTTCTTTAGAACCTGAGGCGACCTTAGAAGCGTACCTCATAATCTGTCTTCTAGCAGTCTCACCGTCACTAGGTACTCCCTTTATGACCCTCATCAGCTCATTCCAACCAGCATTCTTGAACAGAGCTCTGCAGACGTTGATCACCTCATCGCTCTCGTCGAGAGTCTTAATGAGGATGCCCGCCTTCTTGGGGTCACTTAGTCCGGCACAGATACCAAGGGCTGTGAGTGCTTTCCTCGGGGAGCCATCACAAGATCTTGATATCAGCCGCGCAACTTCATCTGAAGTGCCGCAAGCTTCTTCATCAATCACCCACAAGAGGTTTTCGTAAAGATCGCTCGAAGAGATCGGTTTGAGATCGTAGTGTAGACACCTGCTCTTGATAGTCTCTGGTATACGTGAAGTCTCTGTTGAGCACAGGACCCAGATGACGTGCGCCGGGGGCTCTTCGATTGACTTGAGAAGCGCCTGCCAAGACGCCTTTGACAGCGCGTGACACTCGTCGATGATATAGGCTTTCTTCTCTCCATTGAATGGGACGTAACCCATCCCTTCGGTCAACGAGCGGGTCGCCTCTACGCCGCTGTGCGTAGCTGCGTCAACTTCAATAGTTGACGCTCGTGTTGCTCCAAGTTTCTGGGCGACGATACGCGCTAAGGTCGTCTTCCCCAAACCAGCGGGTCCGGTGAAGCAGAACTGTTGAGAGATGTCAGTCTTAAGGGCTTTCTGTAGCGACTTGACAACGTCCTCGTGCCCCCAAAGGTCTTCGAGACTGGTCGGTCTGTACTTGTTTTGAATCATAGCATTTCCTTCGATACAGGTATGTCTAGTTTATCAGGATGTGGTCCTGACTCGGCCCAAGATATCATCAAATCTAGGCGCCAAGTGTCTATACCAAAGTGCAACACCCATTCTCTTAGGCGTTTCGGGCACATCCAAGTTGTCAATAATCGAACCAAGATGCCATGGGATCAAGATATGGCCGAGTTCGTGTGCCAGCGTGAATCGTTTTCTGGTAGTAGGGTTGCCAGAATTCACGACTACCTTGGGGCGCTTCCCAGGAACCTTCAGATTTAGGCAAATTCCATCAACGCCTGGTTCTGGAATATGCCTAAAAGAAAGGTCGGCATACGAGCGCACCAGCGACTTTATGTTGACTGGGGGAGTCAGCGCCAGCCGTTCTACCAGGCGACGAGCGATGCGCACTTCAGGGCGATCCACCGTCCTAGTCCTCTAGCAGTCCTTCTTTCGTTAGCCATTTATACAATCGCGTTGCTGATTGCGGACTAGCTGCTCGTGCTGCAAGTGGGAGTTCTTCGATAGATTCTATTAGCTTGCCAACCTTTTGGTGTGTCTTGTGCGCGGTAACTACGTACGGGAGAACTGCTGAATCAGCAACCCAAAGTTTGTATTCAAGCTTCGTCATTCCTAAGTAGACGTTCAACGGAACATCACCTTCTTCTTCATGCCATTGATCTACGAAGTCTTCGATCTCTTCCATGAGGACATCACCCATCCCTTCGGTCAACGAGCGGGTCGGTCTGTACTTGTTTTGAATCATAGCATTTCCTTCGATACAGGTATGTCTAGTTTATCAGGATGTGGTCCTGACTCGGCCCAAGATATCATCAAATCTAAGCGCCAAGTGTCTATACCAAAGTGCAACACCCATTCTCTTAGGCGTTTCAATTTCCTGATGACGTCAGCCACTGTCTTTGAATCAACAGGTAAGGCCTCACACTTCGCCCCCCGTTCTCCATCAATACGCATCATGTTCCAGCCTCGCCCAAATAGCCTTGTCGTGACGCGGTTTGGAAGGTCAGTCTTATCCCCCATCACCATAAACCTAATCAGCTCAAAGTCACAGCTGAAGGGGTGGTTCGTGTGGATGCCGCAGCGGCCGTCAGTGAGGTTAAGGTGGCGGCACTTCTTCTCTTCTTCACGACTACGATCAAGGTGCTGTACATCAGACCTCACGTACACTGGCCTTCCATCAAAAGTGATCTCTCGTTCAGCGAACTGGTGCTCAAACCCCGGAGGGAGTTCCTCGTGAGGGAGGAAGTCTAGTGAGGTCTTCGAGCAGCACCCTCCGCACCCCGCTGGGCAAGTCATACCTCTAAAAATCATTGGTGACACTGACAGCGTCCGAGGAGTGTACACCTTCTTCTTGTACGTGAACTCTTTTGGAGAAAGGCAAGAGAAGTATGATGTGATTATCTTGTCGACTGAGTCATACATAATGTTCTGAGCTAAAGCTTCCTATCGTTTCTTGTTCGTACCAATCATACCCTATTTCAGCGTCTACGGTAAGAGGGACGTTAATCCATGAATGTTCTTTCTCCAGCATACAAGGTATGATAAATTCAAGGGCTTCATCAACTTCTGACTCACTCAAGATGAACGTGATGTCATCGTGAATATTCATTACAGGCTGCAGAGCATACCAGTCAAGGTCCAATGAGAGTTTAGTCAACCTCTCCATAGAGGCTATGACAAGGTCGGAAGCAGCACCTTGAATGGTGTTATTGAATATATGATTTGGCCCGAGTGGTGCTCGCCGCCGCCGGCCTGTCAAACCAGTCACGTACCCTTTTCTCTTATACTCCCTAAGAAGGTCGTCCTGCCATCGTTTCACTCCGTTGAACTCAGACCAGAACCGTTCGAACAATGACTTCCCCGCCTTATCACTCAACCCGAGATCTCTAGTAATTGAGTACCTATGGGCTCCGAAGAAGGCGGGGAATACGAACTTGTTTTTCGCCACGCTCCGAAGCTTATCAATCCCACCGTACTCGTCAGCTTTCCCAGGCATCGCTCTGTCAATTAACTCAGCCCAAGCTCTATGGATGTCGTAGTCATCCCACAAGGCTTTGACCAGGACCTTGTCCTTTGATGCCATTGCAATGACTCTAGCCTCAATCTGACCGTAATCAACTGATAAGATGACCGAGCCCTTTGGTGGTCTTACCATAGATCGGACAGATCTATCTCTCCTTTTCGGGAAGTTCTGGAGGTTCGGCTCTTCAGAGGCAAGGCGACCAGTGACAGTGACAGTAGTTCCGTAAGAAGTGTGGAGTCGACCGTCAGGCCAGACATTCTCTCCCGCGAGGTAGTTATTGACGTACGTTGATAGAAGTTTTGAGTATCTACGAGCACCAACAACGAGCTCAGCAATAGGATGATCAGTACTGTCGAGGACCTCCTTATCAGTTGACTCGACCACATAACCTATATCTCCGAGGAGTAGCCTCACATCGTCAGGAGCAGTCGCCGAAAAAGGCCGTCCATGCTTTCTTGGGAACTCAGTAGTAGCTGGGAGCCTCATGATCATATCGTTGATGTCATCTAACTTAGTCTGGTAATCATCTCTAAGATCTTCTAAGACATCAAAGTCAACAGGGACTCCCTTAATCTGCGTACGAACCACGGCTGGAACGCGGTTGACGAACATCTCATACACATTGTATAGGTCATCTTGCTCAAGCAGCTCACGCAAGCGTAAGAATAGAAGATATGTGTACTTGACATCGGTGGCATTGTAATCTAAGAGATCGGAAAGCACTACGGACTCAAGTACGTCGTTTTGAGCGTTGACTGCGGACTTACCTTTGACGTCTACCTCAAGATGAGCCATACACAAAAACCTTAGGTTCTGGTAAGCCGTCCTCTCGTCAAGAATGTAAGCCATAGCTCTCGTGTCATGCCACCTCGCTCGATATACACAGTCTCCGAGAAAATAGCTTAGCCACTCAATCTCAAATGACGCGTTATGAGCGACAAATTCTCTTTTCTGAAAGATACTTTCCATATTCTCTGCGAATCTGGCGAGGATGTCTTCTGTAAGCTCAGGAGCTTCTGGGTGTTCGAACCCGACTGAGTACGTCGTGTCGAAAGTCCCAATAGCGATGCTCAAGATTATCGAATCATTGCCATACGGGCGAAGACCTCTGGTCTCGAGATCAATAGAAAGTGGTCCTGAAGGTAGCCTCTTTACTGAATCTGTGAATTCATCAAGAGATGCACAGTGTGAGACTCCCCCAAGAAAAGGTCCGTGGTTATTGTCGGGAAGCGGCCACTTCCGCACAGACTTCGCGAGCTTAAGATCCCTCTTGAAAGTCTCACGAAACTCGTCAACTGACTTAGAAGTTTTGTCAAACTTCAGAGGATCCATCGTAGGCACCATCCAACATCTATGGCTCCCGACTCTCACAGGGATGCTACGCCCTCTGAGCATGATAGGATTCGTACCACCTGGAAATAGCCATGCGGTTGGGATACTACCCATAGCGATTATGACTTTAGGCTTAGACTGTCTTATCTCTCTTATGACTTCAGAACGGTAGCACTCAACTTCGTACTCAGTAGGGTTCTTATTCCCTAGGTGTGTCCTTACAACGTAGTCACACCTAGGGTCTTTTATGACAGCCTCGATATCGTAGAGCCTGTCGAAAAAAGTCTGACCCCTCTTGTCTTCATTAGATGTCGGGCAAGCCGCTAAAATGAAAAAGTCAGTGTTCTCACCAACTGGAGAAAGATGTGGGTTTGTAGCGGCGTGAGATTTACAGCCTTTCGGACCTAATTTCTTCGCGTACTCAGCACTCTGAGTAGTTGGTCTGACCCTGTTTTCCCTCGTAAAAAAACCAGGTCCTTTGTCACTACGCTTAGACATAAACTAGCTGCTGACAGCGACGACATGAGTAACACCATCATCAAGAAAAACGAGGCTATTTTCTAAAATAACAAAACCTTTGAACTGAGACGCAGCTCTTGAAACGATTGAAGCGGGAGCCTGAACTTCAACGTCAGGATGGTTAACAGTGACACTGTCAACCATTTTAGATGATCCCTCAGTCTCGACAGTCAAAACATTGTCTTTGACTGTAAATCGTGTCAAACCATCATTTGACACCAGTTGCGCTCTTTCGAGAGCACCGAAGACAAGTGCTGTATCAATGCACTGTCCGTCGGTTCCTTTCAACAAATCAGCTGTGGCGTCGTTTACATCGCCGAACATCTGTGTGAACTGGTCAACGTCAATATCTGAAAGAATACGAGCACCGACTAAAAGAGATCCACTCTCTAATGCGATTCCATCGTCAAAGACCTCTAAAAAATCAGAGTCTAAAGCAATAATCATATCACACACTGCCGGGCTGAGGTGCATGGGCTTCAACTTTGTCTTCCCAGCTTTAATAAAGACGTCTGTCGCACTGACACGGTCACAAGTAAAGAAATGGATTAAATTCTCGACCCCAGCAATAGTGACTCCCAGCCTCCATGGGGCTGTTAAATCGCCGCTGATAGATAGTTTAGATTTCTTCAAGTAGTGGCTGAGGTCATCTATCTTAACCTCAGCCAGTTCCCCAGCCCCAGGCATTGAGTAAACGAATTGGTCAGAATCAAGCCGTGTGGTCGTTAGTTTAGCTGAGCCGCAAGACACGATGACAGTTCCGTCGCCCAGGTCATTGATTGTGACCTCAGCACCATTCGCAGAACTCAAGAACTTAATCAGTAAGTCTCCCTGAAGACCTCCTGTGAAGTCGCTATCAAACTGGTGATCGAGGCAGATGAAATCATTAAAAGCAATCAAGCTCTCACCCTCAAAGTACACATTGAAA